GCGGGCCGCGGACGCGAACCGCGCACGGACCGTGCGGATGCGTTAACACCAGACCGCCCCGCAATCTGACCTGAATGTTCCGGTGAAGCCCCCGGCTCTTGAGCCGGATAGTCTTCACGCTTCTGTCCTCTGCCCCTCGGCACCTCCGAGGGTCGGGGGCTGCACCGGAACGGCGGACGCTGCGTTTTCGCAGCGGAATGCGAAATGTGTTGCGCGAATGCAGCGAGAAGCTCCTGCGCGTTCCCCGCCCTTTGGTGGGCAGTCATGAATTTCCTCCTACCCCGTGCCCTCGAATCGCGAGGGGCGGGGAATGCGCAGGAGCGCCGCCAGCGGCGGAAAGAGCGACTAAGCATTCGAGACGGCGGCGCTGTCGCCGCGAGCAAAAGCAAAGCAGGGACGGCCTGTTGTGACGGTGGGCCAGATGCGCAGGATCTTGATGGCCATCGTGCCCGAATCGGGCACAGAGGAAATGAGGTGAGACAGTGGACGGGAACTGGAAAAAGGTCGGCGGGTGTACGCTCGGAAGCTACGCGCTGGACGTGAAGTGCGAGGACTGCTCGCGCTGTGGATGGAACCCTGCGGTTGACGCGGAGCGCAAGCGGAACATCCGACGTGGAGTGATCCGCGAAAAGGAGCGCGTGCGCCTGACGGCAGCACGCAAGACCGCCGTGCCGGATCGTGCAGGCTGGTACAACGCAAAGCGCGCACTGCCCGATCCGGGTGAGCGTGTGATCGTGACCGACGGCGTTTTCGTCGGCGAGGCCTATCTCAGCAAGGGCGGCGTGTGGTTGCGCTACGGCATGGAGATGGTCGACCGGCGGACCGGCATCTTCCCGCCCGTGGCGTGGATGCCGCTGCCGGTGTTCTTGAAGCCATAACGGAGGATGCGACATGACCAAGGAACAGATCTATGCCGAGCAGATGCGTGACCTCGGCATCTATGACAAGGCCTTCGAGCCAGAGATCCATACGCTCGCCATCCTGGAGCGGGAGCACCAGCGGACCATGAAGGAATGGAAGGCCACGGCGGAGGACGGCAGAGCCCCAAGCGCTGCCGACAAGCTTTACACCGTGATCCAGCAGCAGCGCCGGGATATTCTTGCGCACCGTGAAGCGCTGGGACTTACGCCGAAGGCATTTAAGCGGCTACGTCCAATGGACAGCGGCGCTGCGGCGGACAGCGAGCCGGTGGGCGGCGCGAACCGTCAGCTGGCAGGGCTGCTGGACCGGCTCATGGAGGGCGCAAATGGCGACGCATGAGCGTATCGTGAACGAGTGGGCGGAGCAGACCGAAGCAAACGAGCGCGCCTGTGAGGATCTTCGTGCGGCGGCGCGGCGCTACCTCGACGACCGCCGAAGCGGCAAGTGGGAGTTTCGCACACAGCTTGCCGAGTTTGTGATTAACGGCATCGAGACGCTGTTCTGCCACCAGCAGGGCGAGAGCCTGGACGGCCGGCCGCTGCGCGGCACGCCCTTCCTCCTGCAGCCCTGGCAGCTCTTTGACATTTACAACGTGTGCGGCTTTTTCCTGCCCGGGACGGAGCTGCGGCGCTACCAGGAACAGTTTTCCATGCTGGCGCGGAAGAACGGCAAAACGCCGTTTACGACGGCAAAGATCTGGATGCTCGGCGTCGCTTACAGCCGAAGCTACTCGAAGATCAAGACCGTGGCCGGCAGCGCGAAGCAGAACATGGAGGGCTTCGGCTTCCTCGGCTACAACCTGCACCGGCTCGGCCTCACCGTGCGCGAGGATGCGGTACATGGGCTGCGCGTGCTGGACAGCTCGCTCGGGCACAGCTACTCCGGTGCGATCTGGGATGGACAGATCAGCTTTGACGCCCTTGCCTATAAGCCGGATATCTTTGACGCCTTCAACGCAAACCTCGTCCATCTCGACGAGCTGGAGCTCTACCGGAACGCTGTGCCCTATGGCCGCTTGAAGGACGCGACGAAGGCATACTCCAATAAACTCATCGCCGCGACCACGACCGCGGGCGACGACGGCACCGGCTTCTGCGCACAGCGGCTGGAATACTGCTCCAAGATCGTGCGCGGACAGATCACCGGAGAGGACGCAGACCGCATCTTCGTTCTGATTGCCCGCGCCGATCCGGACAAGGACACGGGCGAGGTCGATTATCTCAGCCCGCTTGCGCAGGAGCAGGCGAACCCCAGCTGGGGCGTGACCATCCGCCCGAGCGACATGATGGCGAGTGCCCTGCAGGCGCAGAACGACCCGCAGATGCGAAAGGAATTTCTCACGCGCTCGCTCAATGTGTTCGTGTCGAGCTTCAAGGCGTGCTTCGACGTAGCGGATTTCCGGCGCTCGGACGCACACTATCACTGGACGCAGCAGGAGCTCACGCGGCTCGTGTCGGCGTGGTACGGCGGCGCGGACCTTTCCAAGCTGCACGATCTGACGGCTGCCGCCATCGTGGGCGAGATCCCCGCGGCGAAGGCGGCGAGCGAGGGCTGGACGCCGAGTGAGGACGTGCTGGTCATCGTGCCGCACGCCTGGTTCCCGCGCACGGCGGCGGCGGAAAAGGCCGATGTGGATAACATTCCGCTCTTCGGCTGGAAGGACGATGGCTGGCTTGATATGCCGAACGAGAGCAGCATGGATCCGACTGAGCCGGTGAAGCAGTTTAAGAAGTGGCAGAGTGAGGGCTTCCGCATCCGGAAGGTCGGCCATGACCGAAAATTTGCGCGGCCCTACTACACGGCGATGAAGAAAGCGGGCTTCACGGTGGTGGACCAGCCGCAGCTCTACCTCGCGAAAAGCGAGGGCTTCCGCTACATTGAGCACAAGATGAAGATCGGCTGCCTGTACTACTGCGGCGCGGAACCGTTTGAATACTGCGCCGGAAATATTAGGGCTTGCGAAAAAGTCGATGATGCGGTACAATATGAAAAGATCAACGACACCTCCCGCATCGACGTGTTCGACGCGGCGGTGTTCGGGACGATCCGGATGCTCATCGACACTGAAAAGCGCGCGAATGCGTCGCGCTGGTTTGAGAGCGGCAAACCGAATACCTGACCTGTGGCCATGATGCCCCGTGTCCTTCACTGTAAGGACACGGGGCTTTTCTATTTTCCCGCAAAGGAGCTGATGATGATTTTTGAGAATTTGACGAAGCGCTTCAAGAAACGGTCGGCCTCGATGGTCGGCCTGACGCTCTCCTCGCCCGGCGTGATCTGTCCGAGCGGCTATACCCGCCTTTCGGACGCGCCGGAGGTCGCCGCAGCGGTCTGGCGCATCAGCGACATGATCGCCTCCATGACCATCCACCTGATGGAGAACGCGAAGAACGGCGACGTGCGCGTGAAGGACGAGCTGGCGCGGAAGGTGGACGTGGCTCCGTGGAGCCTCGGTACGCGCCAGACGCTCATCGGCTGGATCGTGAGCACGCTGCTCACCGAGGGCAATGCCTTCGTGCTGCCGGTGACGCGGGACGGCCTGCTCACCGATCTGTGGCCGATGCCGACGGCTTACGCCCAGCGCCGGCCGGACGGCAGTCCCTACGAGATCGTGTGGCAGGGCATGGCCTTCGAGCCGGACGAGGTGTTGCACTTCCGCCTGCGCCCCGATGCGCGCTATCCCTGGCAGGGCGTGGGGACGCGCGTGCAGCTCGGCGATATCGTGGACAGCATCGCCCAGACGGCGGCGACGAAGAAGGCATACATGAGCAGTGAGTACAAGCCGCCGGTCATCGTGTCGGTCAGTTCGGACGCCGACCTGAGCGACGACGAAAAGCGCGACAACTTTATCCGGCGTTTCCTCACGCGAAAGGACCCGAGCGCGCCGCTCATCATTCCATCCGATCTCATGACCGTTTCGCAGGTCAAGCCGCTGAGCCTGACCGACCTCGCCGTCCGTGACGGCGTGGAGCTGGACAAGCGGAACGTCGCCGCCATCTTCGGCGTGCCCGGTTTCATGGTGGGCGTAGGCGATTACGACAAGGACGAGTACAACACCTTTGTCTCCTCCGTCCTGCTGCCGCTGGCGCAGGTCATTGAGCAGGAGCTGACAAAAAAGCTGCTGGTGAGCAGCAAGCGCTACTTCAAGTTCAACGCCCGCTCCCTCTACGCCTACGACCTCAAGGAGCTCAGCGAGATCGGCAGCGATCTCTATATCCGCGGTCTGATGACCGGCAACGAGGTGCGCAACTGGATGTCGCTGCCGCCGAAGGACGGGCTTGACGTGCTGGTGATCCTCGAAAACTTTATTCCTGCCGACCGCATCGGCGACCAGAAAAAACTGAAGGAGGGCAAGAAGAATGCCGAAGAATGATATCGACAGCGCCGCGCGTTCGCTGCGGCAGGTGCGCAGCATCGGCGCGCAGTTCCAGACACGCGCGGCAAAGGACGGCGAGGGTCCAGTGATCGAGGGCTACTTCTCCGTATTCAACTCGGACTATCCCCTGTGGCCCGGCGCGACGGAACAGGTCGCCCCCGGCGCGTTCGCGAAGTCTCTCGCAGGCGACTACGGGGAGTGCGATGTGCGCGCGCTCGCCAACCACGACACCACGCTGGTGCTCGGACGCACCACGGCCGGCACGCTCACGCTGCGCGAGGACGCGCACGGCCTTTACGGCACGATCCAAATCAACGAGCAGGACACCGACGCCATGAACCTCTACGCCCGCGTCCAGCGGGGTGACGTCAGCCAGTGCTCGTTCGGTTTTGATATCAAGAGCGAGGAATTTGTTGAAAACCAGGACGGCAGCGTCCGGTGGATCATCAAGGACGTCGTTCTCTACGAGGTCAGCGTATGCACCTTCCCCGCTTATGCGGAGACGTCCGTAGAAGCCAGGAAGAACGACCTTGACACCATCCGCAGACGCGAGAGCGAGCTGTGGAAAACGAAAATGAAAGAGAGGATCAACAAATGTCGAAGCTGAGAACCATTCTGCTGGCCAAGCAGATCCGCGACAAGGAGGCTGAGCTGGAGGCTCTGCGCGCGAGAGATGCGGAGTTCCAGACGCGCGAAGCCGACCTCGCCGATGCCATTGAGGCTGCCGAGACCGACGAGGAGCGCAGCGCCGTGGAGGAATCTGTGACCGCGCTCGAGGCCGAGCAGAACGAGGCGAGCGAGCAGCGCAGCCGCCTGGAAGGCGAGATCGCCGAGCTGCGCACCCAGCTCACCGAAGCCGAGGCCGCGCAGGCCGAGGCGATGAACAATAACAACCGCGAGGAGCGCAGCGCCGCTCCCGCAGGCGCGAGCCGCCAGAGAGGAGAGAACCGTATGAATCACATGGAACTGCGTGACGCCGAGGCCTTCCAGAAGTCCGGCCGCCACACCTACACCGACATCCGCAGCCTGCTGCGCGCCGCCGTGACGACCGGCTCCGACGGCGTGGTCGGCCCCACCGGCGTCAGCGGTATCAACGACGCCATCGGCGGCGTGTCCGCGCTGGTCGATATGCTCAAGGTCACCGACTGCACCGGCATGACCGGCTACAAGGTCGCGCTGATGACCGGCGACGCGGCAGACGCTGCCGCCATCACCGAGGGCAGCGCTCCCACCGAGAGCGAACCGACCTTTGACTCCGTCACCTTTACGCCGACCAACTACGGCACGGTCGGCTACGTCTCCAAGGAGATCCGCAAGCAGAGCCCCCTCAACTACGAGGAGAAGGTCCGCGAGAGCGCGCGCCGAGCCCTGCGCCGCAAGCTGAACGCGGTGGCCGCCAACGCCATCCTCGCGAGCACCCTCAACACCGCGCACGCGCTGGAGGCCGACAAGAGCGCGACCAAGGGCAGCGTGCTCTTCGATGAGAAACTGCTGAGCAACATCATTCTCGCCTACGGCGGCGATGAGGGCGTGGAGGGCTCCGCCTGCCTGTATCTCAACAAGGCCGATCTGCTCGCCTTCGCTGCCATCCGCGGCAAGAACGAGTATCTGCCGGTCTACTCCATCACCCCGGATGCGGCGAATCCCTCGACCGGCATCATCAAGGACAACAACGGCCTCTCCTGCCGCTACTGCCTGAGCAAGGATCTGACCGCGCTGTCCACCGCAACGCTCACCACCACCGCCACCAAGCACATGTTTTACGGCAATCCTCAGTGCGCCGAGCTGGCGCTGTGGGGCGGCTTCGAGGTCGAGGTCAACGAGGGCTACAAGTTCGCCGAGGGCCTGCTCACCGTCCGCGGCGAGGTCACGGCCGACGTGGACGTAACCGTGAAAAACGGCTTTGTGGTCGTAACCGCAAAGAAGGCCTCCGCCTGAGCATAATACACACGCGCTTTCCGTGCCCGATTCGGGCACGGAAATGCGCGCGGAAAGGAGCAACGCATGACCTATGAATACGCTCTCGCGCTGCTGAAAGCGGATCTCGGTTTGTACACGGTCTCCGGCCCGGTGTCGGACCTGCTGGAAAGCAAGCTCAAGGCCGCAGAGAAGGCTATCGCGAAAATGGGCATCACGATCGACATGGAAGACGGGGACGATCTTAACCTGCTCGTGATGCACGCCGCGTGGCTCTACCGAAAGCGCGCCGGCAGCGATCCGATGCCGCCGATGCTCCGTCAGGCGATCAATGACCACAAGGTAACGCCGAAGGCGGTGGACGCATGACCTACGACCACTTCCTGACCGTCTACGACCTCAAGGACGGCACACAACGCGGCGGGAAACTGACCGAGAACTCCGGACACCTCTACGCGGAGCTGGAGGTCTACCACCGGCGCTACTGGGAGAGCGTGCAGGCCGGCAGCCGCATCGACCGCATGGTGCGCGTGCCGTTCGGCGAGGCGCTCACGGCGACGCAGTACGCCATCCCGGAGGACGGGCACGTCTACCGCATTGAGCAGGCGCAGCACGGGCTGGACGAGGATGGCCTCGCCGTGACGACGCTGAGCCTGCGGAGAATGGAGGGCAGCTATGACATACTCCGAGCTGAAGACGGCACTTGAGGCGGTCTGCGACGCCGTCTATGAGTGGGAGGCACCGGCGGGCGCGAAGCGCTTCGTCGTGCTCAGTCCCTACAGCACGGTCGGCGTGATCGCGGACAACGCCGTGCTGCTGGAGGTTCAGCGCGTGCAGCTGGACATCTGCTGGCAGTCCGACGGCGACACGCTGCTCGCGGACGTCAAGGCGGCGCTTACGGCGGGCGACACGCCATACAGCGTGGAGGACGTCAGCTACGACCCGGACTACGCCGCCATGCGCGCGATCGTGCAGCTGGAGGTGCTGTGATGGCGACATTCTCCGTGGACGGACTCGGTGATTTTATGCTTTCCATGCAGCAGGTCGCCGAGCTGCCAGGCGAGGTCATCGACGAGATCCTCGAAGCCGGCAGCGAGGTCGTGATCAAGGCACAGAAGGATGAGCTTCTTGCGCTCGGTTTGTATGACAACGAGAGCAACGGCCCGCACCTGGTGGACAGCATCAAGCTCCATAAAAAGCTCCACGCAACGTTCGCCGATGGCCCGAGCCGCTATGTCCTGATCTATCCCACCGGCAAGCACGGTCAATATAACCGCAGGCTCAGAACTAAGACGTACAAAAACTCCAAGCATGGCCGGACCTACACCGTCGGCGGCGACCAGAAGGCCACCTCCAGCAGCGAGGTGGGTTTCATCCATGAATACGGCGCGCCACGGCGCAACATTCCGGCCAAGCACTGGATGCAGAACGCCAACGAGAAGAGTGCGGCGGCAACCACGGCGGCGCAGGCCGCAGTTTACAACAAATTCCTCGAATCCAAAAATCTGTAAAGGAGGGCACACGATATGCCTCAGTATGGCGCGAGAATGCTCCAGTGGGCACCGTTCGCCGCGACGAATCCCGAGCCGGCGGACAGCCTGCCCAACTACGGCACGCCGATCAACCTCGGCGCGCTGCAGAGCGTCGCCGAGACGCTCAACTTTTCCGAAGCTGAAGCGCGCGGCGACGACGTGCGCAAGATCTACATCAAGGAGTTCGTGGACGGCTCGCTTTCCGTCGGCGTGCTAGAGCTGTCCAACGCGGTCGCCTCCGCGATCACGGGCGCGACGATCGACAGCACCGAGGGCGCGAAGGATATCCACTTCTCCGTGAACGACAACCCGCCCTACGGCTGCCTCGGCTTTTACATTGCTGGCGCGGATGACGACAACAATCACTACTACAAGGGCATCTTTTACCCCAAGGTCAAGGCCAGCATAGACGGCCGCACCTACAACACCAAACAGAAAACCATCGTGCTCGACAGCCCGAAGCTGACCTTCGCGGTAGATGCTTGTTTCAACGGCGATTATCGCATCGAGAGCGAAAAACTTGCGACCGAGGCTGCCGCCAAGGCGTGGGTCAACGGCAAGGTCAAGGCTGCGGCCGGCGGCTGAGAAATCCCGAAAAGGCGCAGCACCCCGCTGCGCCTTTTCTCAAATCGGAGGCAAATATGAAAGTACACGAAGTTGATCTCTGCGGGCAGCACCTCTATCTGCTCCTCAACGGGCAGGCGCTGTTCGACATCTACGATAAATTCGGCACCAAGGGCTTCATCACCGACCCGCTCAAGGACAACAGCAAGGCGGGCTTTGAGGCCACCTGCTTTTTCCTCGCGAAGCTCTGCGAGCAGGGCGAGCTTCTGCGGCGCTGGCAGGGCCAGACGCGCGGGCCGGTGCTCTCGGAGCAGTATTTCCGCGTCCACCTCGCGCCGCGCGACGTCTACCGCGCCAAGGATGCCATCGTGACGGCGATCCGCATTGGCTTTGCCCGCGAGGCCGAGGAACCGCACGACGTGGATCTCGGGCTGGTAGAGCTTCAAAAAAAAACGGAGTCTCCGTGACGCGCGCGCTCTGGCTCCAGCTCCTGACGCAGTTCCTGCGCCTATCCGTCCGCGAGGGCCTGCTGCTCACGCCGGGGCAGGTCATGGATCTGCAGGAGCTTGAGGAGCGCCGGCGCGGACTTGAACGAGAGGAGGGGTGAGCGGTGGCAGTACGCCAGATCACCACACGGCTCGCCATCGACGGCGAGCAGGAATACAAAAAACAACTCGCGGCGGTCAACCGCGAGCTGGGCAACCTCGGCGCGGAGATGAAGCTCGTCGACGCGCAGTTTAAGGGGCAGGCGAACAGCGCTGAGACGCTGCGGGCAAAGAACAGCCTTTTGCAGCAGTCTGTTGAGCAGCAGACCGTCAAGGTCGAATCGCTTAAAGAGGCGCTCGAGGAAGCAAAGCAGGCCTATACCGAAAACGACGCCCGCACCGACAGCTACCGGCGGCAGCTGCTCAGCGCGGAGACCGCGCTCGCGAAGCTCAACAGCGAGCTGAATGAGAACGAAAAGTTGCTCAAGGAAGCCGAGGACAGCGCGGACGGCTGCGCGAAGTCCATCGACGGCTACGGCAAGGCGGTCAAGGAGGCCGCGGACGAGACCGGCACGCTGCCCGGTCCGCTCGGCGACATTCAGACCGCCCTAAAGGGCCTGCGTAACGAGGACGGCAGCTTTAACCTCGGCAACGTGACCACGGTACTCGGCAGTCTCAAGGGCGCGCTGGCGGGCGGCGCGATCGTTGCGGGCGCTAAGGCGGTCAAGGACGCGATCTTTGAGGTCGTGGAATCGACCGAGGAATACCGCAAGATCATGGGCACGCTCGAGGTCTCCAGCGCGGCTGCAGGCTACACGGCTGAACAGACAGCGCAAATTTACGAGGAATTTCAAGCTGTTCTTGGAGATACCCAGACGGCCGCTACTGCAACAGCTAACATTCAGGCACTCGGATTGTCTCAAGGCGATTTGCTCACGATAGTGAACGAAATGATTGGCGCGTGGGCGACTTATGGAGACTCGATTCCCATTGACAGTCTTTCCGAATCTATCAATGAGACCATTCAGGTCGGGAAAGTTACCGGCGTCCTTGCCGATGTGCTCAACTGGGCAGGCATAAACGAAGATAATTTCAATTCAAAGCTGAATATGAGCAACGGGCTCTTGGGAAGATCGCAACTGCTGATCACTACACTCGCAAACGAGGGACTGAGAGATGCAGGCATCGCATGGAAGGAAGCCAACGAAGACATTGTAGCGATGAACCAAGCCCAAGAAGAATTGAATGCTTCAATGGCCCGCCTCGGTGAGCTGCTTACGCCCATCGCTGCAGGCATTGTGAGCTTCACGGCGGATATTGTCGCCGGTGTTGCTGATGCGATCAATGCCATTAGCAACCTGATTGACAAAATCAACGAAGCGCGGCGTGCAACTGTCAACGAGCTTGCGGAGCAATCTCCCAATTCCCGCAATTCCCGCTATCGCGCAGAGGCAAGGCTTCTCTCCGGTTCCCACGCCTCCGGCCTTGACCGTGTTCCCTACGACGGTTATATTGCCGAGCTTCACGCCAATGAGGCCGTCCTCAACGCGCAGGAGGCCGCGCTCTGGCGCTCTGCCGCGCGCTACGGCGCGTCCGGCGCTCCGACGGCATCCACCCCCACCCCGACGCCCGCAGCCGTGCAGAACGCCGCACGGCGCGAGAACGTGACCATTGACGTCACACTCGAGCTGGACGGTCAGACGCTCGCGCGCAAGCAGTACCCGCTCATGCAGGCCGAGGGGCGCCGGCGCGGCACCCCGCTGGCGGGAAAGGAGGGCACCTGATGGCGAAATATCCCGCTATCGTGGACGGGCAGGACTTCACCGACCTGTTCCACAAATACGGCTACGAGGTCACCTACGAGTTCCGCGAGGGCGAGAACGGCGGTCTCATGTGCTCCGGCGACGAGCTGCGCGACCTGCTCGCCATCAAGCCGACCATCGTCGGCACCACCAACGACGCGCCGACCGAGCGCATCACTGCGCTGCTCACGGCGTGCCTCAAAAATGAAGTCCTTTTCCGCTACTTCGACCCATGGACCGGCGCGGAGAAAACCATCACCGCCCACCCCACGGTCGACACCGTCTCCGTCCTGCTCGACGACGGCGGCGCGCATTGGTGGAACGGCTTCCGCGTTACCATGAGGGCAAAATGATGAGTCTGAACACCGTAAAATACAAGGGCGAGCTCCTCGCCGAGGACGAGCGCATCAGCACCGACACCCCCGGCGTGCTGGGCGAGTACAAGGAGCTGCGCGCGGACGCGCTCGAGGCCGACACGCTCGACATCACCGTTTTGTCCGAATCGGGCACGATCCGCAATTTCAAGAAGAACGACAAGGTCGAGTATTTCCGCTCCGGCAGTCGCGTCGGCGTCTACTACCTGCAGAGCGTCACGCGCGTGGGGCCGAAGATCTACACGCTCTCCGCGCTCTCCGCGGTCGGTCTGCTGATCGTCCGGCCGCACCGCGGCGGCATCTACACCGGGCAGACGGTCGCCGAGGTGGTTGCGGAGATCTGCGGCGACATCCCCGTGCTCGTCGAGACCGTCTACCGCAACATCAAGCTCTACGGCTGGCTGCCCATCGCCTCGGCGCGCGACAGTCTCGTGCAGGTGCTCTTTGCCATCGGCGCGTGGCTGCACACGGACGAGAATGGCACGCTGCGCGTGCAGAAGCTTTGGAACGGCACGGCAAGCATCATCGGCCCCGGAAGCGTCCACGCGGCGAACATCCAGGTCAAGTACCTCGACCCCGTCAGCGCGGTCGCCGTCACCGAGCACCAGTACATTGCCGGCACGGAGGACGTCACGCTCTTTGAGGGGACGGCCCAGCAGGGCGACGTGATCGAGTTCGACGAGCCGGCGCACACGCTCACCGCCGAGGGCTTCACGGTCCTCGAGAGCGGCGCGAACTACGCCATCCTCTCCGCGGGCACCGGCAAGCTCACCGGCAAGAGCTACGTCCACAACCGGCGCGTCATCACGCGCACCGTGACCGAAGGCGCGGCCGAGAACGTCGAGGAGATCACCGACGCGACGCTCGTCTCGCTCGTCAACTCCTCCGCGGTCGCGCAGCGCATGGCAGCCTATTACGCCTGCCGCGAGCAGCTCACCGTGGACATCAACCCCGCAGCCGAGCACGCCGGGCACGTTGTCTCGCTCTGGAATGAGTGGGACAAGCAGCAGACGCTCGCCTGCATCGCCTCGCGCGAGACGAAGATCTCCGGCCTGCTCAAGTCCCGCACCTCGGCGCTCGTCGGCTTTCTTCCTCCCCAGCCGGAGACCACGGAATACTACGACGAACGCATAGTGCTCACCGGTTCCGGAACATGGACCGTGCCGGACGATGTGACCACACTCCGCGCGGTGCTGGTCGACCGGGGCGCGGACGGCACCGATGGAACGGACGGCGCGGCAGGTGCAAGCACCTCTCTGATCATGACGACCGCGGAATCGCAGGTGCAGTCCTTCACCCGTCAGGTCAACGGCGGCAAGGGCGGTGTAGGCGGAGAAGCCGGTCTCGGCGGTCTCGGCGGCCGCATCCTGTCGGCTGACCTTGACGTTACACCCGGCGCAAGCTTCGCGTACAGCGTTGCCGAGGAAACCACGTTTGGCGAGCTGTCCTCGGCGAATGGCTCGCGCTCGGATGCGGGCTTTATCGACCCGATCACCGGCGACGTTTACGGAAAGAAGGGCGACGACGGTCTTGCCGGTGGTGCCGGCGGCGACGGCGGCAATTTTACGACTATGCAGGGCAGCGACGGCGCGGCGGTCGGCGATGCGGCTGGCGGCGCGGGGCAAAAGGGCTATTCAACCGGACGTTCTCCCATTACAAGCGGTGGTACGATTGGATACAGGACATTAGCGATTTCCGGTAATGCCGGCGGCGGCGCTGCGAAGGATACTCAAGGCGAAGCCTTTTCGTCTGGGCAGAATATGACAACGAGCTCACGCGGCGGCAATGGAGCGGACGCTCCTGATGCGGAGCCCGCGCCAGGCTACGGCTGCGGCGGCAACGGCGGCAACGGCGGCGGTGGCGGCGGCGGTGCGACCGGCTTTTATATTTCGGTCAGCATGAATTCGGGCTACACCTACAGCTTCGACGTGTGGTACACCGCATCGGGCGGCTCCAAAGGCACGGGTTCCAAAGGATCTTCCGGCAAGCCGGGCTGCATCATCCTCTACTATCGCCGCCCGAAGCTCGTACAGTCCGGCTGGCTCAAGGACAAGAACGGCAAGCCGGTGCTCGACCGGCTCGGCCGCAGGATCATCAAGTAAGGAGGCGGATCATGCCAGACACTTACGCAACAAGTATTTATTCCGTCGAGGAGTCCGACGCGCTATTGCAGCGCGTGGACGAGGGCGAGATCATCCTCCCCTCCTCGACGGCGGGCAGCACGAAAAAATTCAAGCTAACGGTGGACGACAGCGGAGCCGTC